GAAAATGGAGAATGCGTCGTCTATGAAGAACGAGACAAATCAAAGTACATCAAACTTCTTACCGAATATATTAGAAAGTTTGTTAGAGATAAACTGGAACTCTATGGAACCGAATAAAGAACTAGAACAAGCAATTCAAAGTAAATTTCTAACACCTTCTAAGTTTGCATTAGAAATTGAAAAGATTGTTGCCGAAGAAAAAATCAATTACATTGATGCAATCGTACACTATTGCGAACTCAATGAACTTGAGGTAGAATCGGTAACGAAACTTGTATCCAAACCACTGAAAGAAAAACTGAAGTGGGATGCTACGAGACTTAATTTTATGAAAAGAACTTCGCGTGCTCGATTACCTCTATGATTTCTCGTGATGAATTAATGCACCATCGTCTTCAGGCTTGGTTGAGAGAAAACCAATCCGAAGATCTTGCATATCTTGGTTATTATGAAGATACCATTGGACAATTAAAACATTGGTATCGTATTGCAGAACACGAAGTTTCTGTTGATTGTATTGAAGATCTTGAATTAGTCGATGCTGAAAGTGAGTCCCTTTGAAACCTACCAACATTATTTGTCTCTAAAAAATCATTTTACTAATCCAAAATATGATTTTTTCAAGTATGGTGCGAAGACCCGTGCGAGTGTAACCTCTTTCAATAAGAGGAAGGATAAGTATTGGTTTGAAAAAACTTCGCGTAAATATAGTGATAAGGAAGTCGTAGATTTCCTTGTATCTAATTTCACTGCCACCGATAACCCACAAAACCTATGGATTGGAGAAATTATCAATTCTGGCGAAAGAAACTACGCCGAGTGGATGAAAAGACAGCAGAGTTTGACCTACTTGTTCAAAGAGCAAAGCAACGAATTGTTATCGGAGAACGAGTTAGAGACTTTATTCAACTGTACCAAGGGACATCCTCTAATACTCAAAAAGTTTCTAAGCGGGAGAGTATCGCTAGAAACCTTAACAATCTTCGACAAAGTATTCCATTTCTCAAAAAACTTTGATAAGAAGTTGGACGACCCAGTGTGGGAATCCGTCAGTTTGAAAGTAAAAAAATATTCTCCATTCCTAAATATTGATGTGTTCAAGTTCAAAAAAATATTAAGGGAAATTGTAGATGGGTGAGTTTTTTCAATCCGAAATCATTCAGGAAGAACTGAGTGAAATCAATCGTATGCAAGAAAAAATTTACGGAAGTCTTTTGTCTTTTGGTATGATGTCCCGTGAAGAAAAACTTGAACATATTGATTTGCTCACAGACTTGCTGGAAAAGCAAAGAGTGATGTATACTAGATTATCTCTTTCAGATGATCCACAAGCGATTGAAATGAAAGAGAATCTACGCAAATCTGTTTCTATGATGGGTTTTCCATCAGAAACTAATATGCAAACTTTATTTGATAGTATGAATGCCACAATCAAATCTCTCAGGGATTATGTTGACGCCTGAGAGCATCCTTGCTATACTATCCAAGTAAATCCCCCGAATCCAAAACTATCCGAGGTAATCCAAATGTCTTTCGCAGACCTTAAAAAGCAATCCAAGCTTGGTTCCCTGACCCAAAAACTGGTCAAGGAAGTTGAAAAAATGAATAATGCAGGTACTTCAGGCGATGATCGTCTGTGGAAACTGGAATGTGATAAAGGAGGCAACGGTTATGCCGTGATCCGTTTCCTGCCTGCTCCGAATGGTGAAGACCTGCCGTTCGTGAAACTCTACAGTCACGCATTCCAAGGTCCTGGCGGTTGGTACATCGAGAACTCTCTGACCACTCTGGGTCAGAAGGATCCTGTTTCCGAGTACAACACGATGCTGTGGAACAATGGCACCGATGCTGGCAAGGAAGCAGCACGTAAGCAGAAGCGCAAACTGACCTATGTTGCCAACATCTATGTGGTCAAGGATCCTGCTAACCCCGAGAACGAAGGCAAAGTCTTCCTGTACAAGTTCGGTAAGAAGATCTTCGACAAACTGACTGCAGCAATGCAACCTGAGTTTGAGGATGAGGAAGCAATCGATCCGTTTGACTTCTGGCAAGGTGCTAACTTCAAACTGAAGGCAAAGAACGTTGCTGGTTATCGCAACTATGACTCTTCTGAGTTTGCACGTCCTGATGCACTTCTGGACGATGATGACGCTCTAGAGGCAATCTGGAAGAAGGAATACTCTCTCGAAGAGTTTATTGCTCCCGACCAGTTCAAGTCCTATGATGATCTGAAGAAGCGTCTGGACTATGTGCTCGGCATCAAGGGCACTCCTAAGTTCCAGGATCAAGAGAGCATCGAGGAGGAAGAAGAGTTCCGTCAGCAGAATCGTGCTTCAGAACCGGTTCCTCAGAATCTCAAAGATGAACTTGATAATCTGACACCTTCATCTTCTGTCGATGAGGATGACGATACACTTTCTTACTTTGCCGCACTCGCAGCAGACTGAGTAAGATGGGGAGGGCAACCTCCCCTTTTTTATGGATTTGTAACTCTGGTATTTTCTGTTCTGATTAAGTTGTCACTGACGTATTCTGAGGAACGTCCATAAATCATAATCTCTCTCATATCATTGAGGAACTGTTGCAGATATGATGGTTTCAGTAAGTAGATGGAAGATTTTTCTTGGTTCTTTCTAACTTCGTATTCATAGTTACTGATATTGACAACAGGATTCAGGTTTCCTAATGGGTTATTTGGGTTTGGAATAGAAAAGTTTTCATCAACAACTTTACCTGCAGGGAGAATCAATCTACCCTGTGCATCTTTTACTTCGGTTGTTTCATAATGATGGACTGATGTTAAACCAGTCATACCATACTTATTTTCTGCATACTTATAGAGATCACGATTTGATAATGGCCATTGATCTCTGACTCTCGTGATATTTGCAGTCATCAAAACAACCCAATCAAGTTCCGCACTTCCATAAAATTCTTCTGCAACTGTATCAGGTCTTGCACCATCTACAATTTCATACTTATCAAAGAGTGTGAATATGTTTTGCAGATCATCACGCAACTTATTTCTTCTGAATAAGTTCTTGACTGTTAGATAGTTTTGAGAAGAATTACTATCCGATAAAAAAGATTGATATTCTACCTCTGGTAGTTCTCTGAAGTATCCCATTTTAGTAACCTACTCCTGTTCCCGATGATGAATCTTTATAATCAATATCATAAACCGGTTCAATCTCTTTGAAACTTAAGTCCATTACCATAGAAACTGGTGTTCCGTCTGGATAAGTTGCATATGTTCCATCAGCAGTATAGTTAACACTGATATTTTCAAGGAAGCACTGCTTAAACTTATTTAAGAACTTATGTTCTCCCTGACCCTGACGATATCTTAACTCGAAGACATTTGGTGTGCGAAGAAATGTATTTTCTCCACCTGCTTCATTAATTTCAGCATTACTACTACCAACTTTTGGTGCCATACTTTGCTTGAAACATCTTATAATATCTTTTATTTCAATTGCCTCTGTTTGACTTCTTGGAGTCATTTTAAATGAGAATCTAAAAGATCTCAAAGTTGGTCCATTAAATAAGAGTTCCATATTTGGATTTAAGATTTCACCTTGCGTTCTTGCAAGAAGTTGATTTGGTGTGATATTAGCACCCAACATTCCTGCTGCAGATGCTGCCAGTTGTCTAGTCAAAAATCCTTGAATACCTGAAACTCCTCCTGCTGATCTTGCAGTATTCATTATTGCATTAACACCTGAATCTAATACAGATTGTGCTCCAGCACCCACTCCTTTGGTAAAATCTTTTCCACTTTCCATAATACCAGCAATACCACCAATGGCAGCACCGGCAATACTATTCAGTTCCGAAGAACCATATCTGGCAGCATTGGTATCAGAAATATTAGAGGGAATTGGGAGTAATATTGTTTTAGAGTTTTTCTTTCCCTGATTTCTTCTCGATCCTGCTTTGCTTGTAAGACTTTTATTATTAACCTCTGCCTTTGCAATCGGCACATAGTTAACAACATCGATCTGCAGATAATCTGTAGACTCTGCTATCAATGTATAAGGATATCGATAAACTTTTTTATCTGCCATTTATCTTTTTCTAACTATTTAGATCGTACATTAGCAAAAGCAAGTTCTATAACAT